CAATGGAATCCTACAATGAGCACTGAGGACTATTTAAGGGCATACATTCGCATGAATGAGAATAAGCGAATGGTTGATTGTGGTCACGTATGCGCTAACTCCTCAAACATTCCCTCAATGTATGACCTTTCAAGCCCTGAGGTGCTCGAAGAGTTAGACCCTGACTATGTGGAAGCACCTGTTAAGGTGAAGGCTAAACCTGTCACCAATGCTCAATTAAAAGCAGCTTTAAAGGCACTCATTGAGGCAGTCTTTGAAGGTGATCCACAAACAATCGGTGATGAAGCAATTAGAGCAAAGAGGTTATTAAATGTATAGAATTTATGTAAACGATGATGCTTTAGGCATTGTACACACTGACTCAGGGCACGTTATGACTAAGAGTTATAAAACCCTGAATGATGCAGTGAATGAAATGACCTATAGGCTGACTATTGCCTTTAGAGCAAACAAAGAGCAGAAAACCATGTTAACTTTTAAGATTGTAAAGGATAGATAATAATGAATACTAAACTATTAAAACACACACGTGAACTATTCAAGTCTTACGATGTCCCTGAGCACGTAAGGAGAAGCTATCGTCTAAAGTGGGTGAGATCAATCAGAAACCTAGGCGACAAGTGGCTATTCGCTAAACCTATTCAGCGAAGCGTTACACGTAAGGAAAACACACAATGACAATCGAAACAATAACCTTTCACTTTGTAGGTCAATTAGAAGACTCAGGTGCTATTGTAGACGTTCAATGTCAGATTGACGAGGATGGAGATTGTAGAAGCTTAGACTCTGCAATGTATCAAGGTATCAATGTACTTGAAGTGATCTCTCACGATCAATGGGAGAACCTTCAATGGGAGGCATCAAAGAAGTATAAACTTGAGAAGATTGAACAACAGACCATTGACCATGATCTAAAGAGTCCTTTGGAAGCCATCTATGGCCTCTTAAAGCCATCATTTTACATTAGGTAAGGGGTAGGTAGCTATGTTATCAGATATTGACTTAAAAGACTGGATTGAACAACCTTCAATTCCACTGTATGACGTACCAAGGGAAACACCAGTTAAGACACCCAATGGGATGCTATGGTTTAGCCACATTGACGGGATGTATAGCCTGAGCTATGATGGCAATGGGAACCCAGTGCACATGCAAGCATGGGTGAAGGTTAACCCTTATAGAAAGAAACAAGATGAATGAATACTGCTTTAAAGTAAGTGAAACAAGGGAAGAATGGGTCTATGCAAGCAATGAAGAAGAAGCTGAAAGCATGGTCTATGAGCAGCTTGGGTATGACCCTGAGGAAATGGACTTGATTGAAGTGAGGGAGGATGTATGAAATGCTTATGTTGTGACAGGATATTGACAGACTATGAGAGTACTCGTAAACACGCAGTGACTGGGAGCTTCATTGACCTATGTCAGCAATGTTTCAAGACTGTACAGGCTGACTCTCACCTACCTACAAAGGACAGGAAAGACCTTATATCCTCGGATGATATAGATGACAGTGCTGATGCTGAAGAAGGTGACTGTCACGTTGGAGACACTAACAGTGAAGGAGATCATTGACAAACTGTACAAAGTGTGCTACCCTTTACTTTAAAGATACTACAAAGTATCTAGGATGATTCATAGAAGTTAAATACACTATTAAAGTATTATTTAAGTAATATACTTATAAAGACTTTAAAGTGCCGTAGGCACGTAAGTGTGGAAGTTGGACAATAAACCCCAGTGTCATAAGACACGTATTGAAAGGATAATTTTATGTCTATTGAAATAATGGATGATGACTTTGACATGGACTTGGTACAGTATGAATGCTGGTATTGGTCTGTCATTGACAGTATGGCTGAACTGGTTATGAACAATGGTCGTGATAAGGTAATGTCTCATGTATCTGAGGCTGTCTTACACAAAGTGCACAGTGGTTACGTTGTAGCCAAAGAGAATGAAGACCCATTCGCATGGTAATGGCTATCTTTGTTGCCATCGTAACTTTAATTAAACTGGTACTAAGTAAATGAACATTGATGAATCAAAACCTTGGCCTTTCCCGTCACACTTTGGTGACACCTATGAGGATGATAAGTTAAAGGCTGATTGTCTAGCCTTACTGCAGGACTTCACAGCCTTCCAGCTTAGGGGTGAAATCTACTATGGCTACCTCGATGTGAGAGCATTGAAGGTCATTGAAGAGCTTAGAAAGGACATAGACACAAATGAAGCTAAACCTAGTACGTAAGGATAAACCTGAGTCTAAGTTCATAAAGCACATACCATGTGACTATTGTGGAAGCTCAGACGCAGGTGCACTCTATGATGACAATCACACCTATTGTTTTAACTGTAAAGAAACTCATTATGAGAATGAATATGATGACTTTACAGTTAAGCAAGATGCAGTAGCACCACGAAAGCAAACAATGCTAGAGATTAAAGGTCAGATTAAATCAATACCTGACAGAGGTATTACCCAACAAACCTGTGAGAAATATGGAGTAACACAAGACAATGGACAGCACTTTTATCCTTACACTGACGATACCGGAACACCTGTCGCAGCAAAACTTAGACGAGTGGCAGACAAAACTTTCAGCATTCTTGGAACATTCACGAATGCTAGGCTTTTCGGACAGCAGCTCTTTCACGCTGGTGGCAAAGCAGTCACCATCACTGAAGGAGAACTTGACGCTCTAGCAGCTTTTCAGATGAATGGTAGCCTCTACCCTGTGGTGTCAGTCAGAAACGGTGCACAGGCCGCTTTAAAGGACTGTAAGACACAATATGAGTGGCTTAACTCCTTCGATAGCATTGTGATTTGCTTTGATGCTGATGAGCCGGGTAAGAAGGCTTCAAAGGAAGTAGCTGAACTGTTCGGTCAGAAGGCTAAGATTGTGAAGCACTTGAGTGGCTACAAAGATGCTTGTGACTACTTGATTGCAGGTGCTACCAAAGAGTTTGTGAATGAGTGGTGGAGAGCTGAGGTGTACATCCCTGATGGCATCATCAATGCAGCCTCACTGTGGGAGGAAGTGATTAAACCTGAGGCTAAGGCTGAGGCTATGTACCCTTGGAAGGGCTTGAATAAGCTTCTCTATGGTATCAGGCCATCGGAGTTAGTCACAGTCACTGCAGGGTCAGGCTTGGGTAAGAGTCAGTTCCTACGTGAGATATTGTTCAATATACTGAACACTACCAAGTGGAATGTTGGAGGATTATTCCTTGAAGAATCCACTCGTAAGACAGCTAGAAGTATCATGAGCTTACACGCTAACAAACTATTGCACTTACCTGACACTCCAACAACTGAGAAGGAACTTAAAGATGCTTTCGATGCAACACTTGGTACTAATCGTGTGTATCTCTTTGACCACTTCGGTAGCAGTGACGTTGACAACATTGCCAACAGAATCCGATACATGGCTAAAGCTTGCGATTGCAGGGTTATCTTTCTTGACCACATCAGTATTGTTATATCTGGTCAAGACAATGGAGATGAGCGTAAGGCTATTGATAACATGATGACGAAGCTTCGTACACTGGTTCAGGAGCTGGAGATTACCTTGATCTGTGTCAGTCACCTTCGTAGACCTCAAGGCAATCAAGGTCACGAAGATGGTGGTAGCGTATCATTGTCGCAGCTCAGAGGCTCAGGTGCTATTGCTCAACTGAGTGATGCTGTGATTACACTGGAACGTAACTCGATGGCAGCAGATGACAATGAACGTCACATGACTAAGATTGCAGTGGCTAAGAATCGTTACAATGGCTACACAGGCCCAGCTTGTGTGCTGAAGTATGACATGGAAACTGGACGCATGGTGGAGATGCAAGAGGAGGTCTTATGAGAGACTCAGACGTAAAACGAGAGATTGATAACATGACTGAAAAGAGGGCTAATCCTTTCAGTGTAGCTCAGGAGCAGTATGAAGCTCGATGGGACATGATATTTGGTCGTGACAAGGGTGATAAAGAACGTGATAAAGCATTCGATAAACGTGAAGAAGCTTTAGCTGAAGTTCAACGATTAGGACAAGAGATTCAACCTGATATGGAGATTGACAAATGAGTGCATGGTTAATAGCTATCGTAGGTGTTGTCTATGCTGTAGTGGCTATAGACTTGATCGTCAAAGGGAATACTGGGCTGGGTATAGCCTTTGTAGGTTATGCTCTAGGAAATGTTGGACTGTATATGGAGGCTGCAAAGTGAGTAAGGGAACCATTAAAGACGTATGGGCAGTGCATGAGAAGCGTAAGGAACGTATCAGGCTCAAACAGCGTGAGTGGGTTCAACGTAATCGTGATAAGGTCAATGCGTACAAGGCAGCTACAAAGGAACGTAAGAAGAGTGTCACTATGTTAACTACTTCAGGTGATAGAGTTAAGTCTCGCTACCATGCTGACTGGAAGAATACAGTGTATCATTGCCCTGAATTGACTTACAGAGGCAAAGTGAATGATTGACCTAGACACAATAGCTGGTAGAATGCTTGACTTGGAGACTAAGTACTATGAAATGCAGGACAAATATCAGTTGCTCATTCACCATTATGAAGACTTGAAAGCAGAATATGAAGCGTATCGTATTGGACATAGAGACAACCTTAGATCACAACACGATTTGGATGGTGGTAACTAAGGACATTGACAGCGGAGAAGTGAACGTATGGAAAGCAGCAGACAACCTCGTGGCGTATTTAAAGGACGTTACATTGATAGTAGCCCACAACGGGATAAGCTTCGATTTCCCGATACTCAATCGGCAATGGAGTACGAAGATTCGCTTGAACCAAGTGTACGATACACTGATAGCCTCAAGACTGCTAGATCCCTCAGTAGAGAACGGTCACAGCTTAGACGCATGGGGAACGAGACTTAGTGCTATGAGCACGGAGGGGAAGAATAAGATTGACTACACAAAGGTATGGACATGGTTAATGGAACGACGAGAGGAATACAAAGGTGAGTGCTTCGACATTCCTCACATGGCTCTTCTGGAGTATTATTGCATTAGGGACGTTGAGGTCACTGCTAATCTTTATAAGCATCTTACTGATGAACTCACTAAGAAAGACTTTTCACAAGAAAGCCTTACTCTTGAACATAAGGTAGCAGCTATCATCTCTGAACAGGAACGCAATGGATTCAAACTCGATCAAGTGTATGCAACTTGCTTACTTGCTGACATCAAAGGAAAGATGGCTGGAATCTATGAGCAGATGCAAGAGAGATGGCCTCCAGTGGTCACACCAAGGTTCCACAAGACCAGTGGAAAGCCCATCAAAGACTGCATTGATACTTTCAATCCCGGAAGTAGAAAGCAGATCGGAGAGAAGCTGATGGAGTTAGGATGGAAGCCAACTAAAATGACCCCAACGGGTCAACCTATAGTGGATGAGACTACTCTACAGGACATTAAGTTCTCAGAGGGTCAAATAATTGCTGAATACTTGATGTTACAGAAACGTGTAGCTCAGATTGAAAGCTGGCTAGAAGCTGTAGGTAAGGACGGTAGGGTTCACGGTAAGGTGATAACCAATGGAGCTGTTACAGGTAGGATGACACACAGTAGTCCTAACATGGCACAGATTCCTAATGCTGGGAGCATCTATGGGCCAGAGTGCAGAGAGTGTTGGACTGTGGAAGCAGGTAACGTATTGGTTGGCTGTGACGCTAGTGGCCTTGAGCTGCGTATGCTTGCACATTACATGAAAGATGATAACTATGTTAAAACAGTCACTGAAGGATCATCAAAGGATGGCACTGACGTACACACGCAGAATCAAAAGGCTGCAGGGTTACAAACAAGGGATCAAGCGAAGACATTTATATACGCATTCCTATACGGTGCAGGGCCAGCTAAGATTGGTTCCATCGTCGGTGGTAATGCTAAAGCGGGACAGAAACTTATTGACTCCTTTCTTGC